CTAGAACTGGTCTAGGAGTTTCTTAGTCTCTTGGTCGAAACTTTCCTGAACATCATCATCGAACACTGCCATCCAATCTTCTTCTTTAATGTCGAAGATTTCACCAGGCATGTCTTGAATTTCATCCCACATAATAATCAGTTGGCGAGGTTGTAAATTGCAGTGATTTTAGCGTCGATGGAATCAGCGATTGCTGACTCCTCATCACCATAATCGGCGTAGTCTTTCATTGCGGAGCAGATAGCATCCCACTCATCATCGGTGAAGAGTTGCTTGTAGACCATGGCAGAAAGTCGTTGGTTGTTTTCCATGAACGTAGTATTGCACCTCCTGGGGTCCAATGGGGGAAATGGTGGACAGTCCGTCAACTGGTTCCGGCCAGGACGTGACGATAATCAATGGACTTAATGCACCAACCTGATGCAGCTGTGATCTCTTCAACTAGATCATCACCATCATCAGCTTCCCAGATTGTTGTAACGTACTCTTCACGAAGTTTCTCCTCCGTGCAGATTTGGTCACTCAAAGACCAATAATCAGTGTCATCATCGAGAGTGCAATCAAATTGAATGTCAGTGATTTGGAATTGCATTGTTTCAGTTAAGGGTGAAAGTTTTCTCAGTGATGACATCAAAATCCTCAGTCATCTTCACATAATTCCACTCATTCTCATCTTCACCTTCCTGATAACAATGAACGAAACCTTCAGAGTCTTGTTTTACATAACAACCATCATAGTTCTCATCATCGAATACATAACCCGATGCGATCAAACCTTCAACGAAAGTCATGTGATTTGTTTGAACTGAAGTAACAATAACCGATCTTGGACCCTGTGGGGGAAATGGTGGACAGCTCAGGAATTGGTTGTGGCTCCATGCGTCTATGCGCATATGTACATATATGAATTGATATAAATAAACTTGTTATTTGTTCCGCATGGTGTCAATATCTACCTGGTGAGTTTCTTATATTGAACCTTCCTACGGGGTCAAAGGTCAATCACAAACTCTCCAATACAGTAGATAACACTTAGGATACACAAATAGCAGACAATTGAGATCTAAGGGTAGCCAGTGAGTTTATAAAAAACTCACCCTTCAATACTGGTTTTTTTAGTGTCTAATCATAATCCTGAATTCTTATCAATTACTCTTTAAAGCTTGATTATAATACTACGAACAAGGGCTTTAATAGTACTCAAAGCTGGCTAGATTGTTCTCTTCAACCCTGACAGAGTTATTATACACAGTATATTCATACATGGCAAGCCCTTGACATAAACACACGCAGGCCTTATAATACACACATATACTGCGCACGGGTAGGTGTGGTGGGCCTATGTAAATGCCTGCGCAGTATATAACCCACACGCAGTATATAAAAACGCGCAGGCACTAGCCACAAGACGCAGGGGCACGCAGTAAATACCCTGCGCGACGCGGCATATCCCCTGCGCGGTATATGCACTGCGCGGCACATATCCTGCGCAGTCCCCCACCCGCGTGCCCCTAGGCTACTGCGCAGGCCACCGCGCAGGCAATATGCTGCGACCAGCCCTCGAAGTGGCCATAAAGACTTCGAAGTACTGCGAAGGGTATGGTAGGATAGAGGGTTTATAAGGTCCTGGTATAAAACTTTGTGGGTCTCGGAGTATTATGTTGCCATCTCGGAGGTTTTATGGTAGCGTGCGCGCTAAGACTACAAGGTCCCAGCACATTCTGGCTGGTTTCTATAAGCATTCTATGAGCCCTAAAGACTACAAGACTCAGAGGGCTTTAGAGCATACTACTCAGCACATTTCTATAAGGCTTTAGAGTACATTTAGAGAGCCTTATATGGGTATAAAGACTCTATGAGCCTTAAGTCTTTATGCTTCTATACGCATACAAGGCTTTTTCACAGCTTAATTTAAAAAAGGCTTTATTAAAAGATAACCTATTACTTATAAGACTACAAAATAGGTTTTTTAGATAAATGCACACCATCCAGTAGCAATATATTTGAGACCTCGGTTAGGTAGTTGAGATCGATGAACATGAGTCCAAGATGAGGGCCATATAACTAACCTTCCTGTTCTAGGTCTTACAGTACGATAATGTACAAACTCTGTTCCTGACTTGGCATTATTAAGATAGATCATCCATGCAAGCATACGATGGCATGATGATAGACCAGCAGACTCACAATGCCATTTCTTGAATCCATCTTCTTCTCCATCATACTTCTGTAGATTATATCCATCTATCACTCTCCATGGGCTCATGACATCAATCGAAGAAATGTACTTTTGTCTATACTTTTCGATACCCTTACATAGAGCAGGATAGATGAGTTGTGATGGCAATATATCTTGTGATAGATATGTTTCAGGTATTTCTATATCACTCTTGAAACTAGTATCTACAGTTCTTTGACCATCTACACTATATGTTAAACCTTTGATCTTATGATTTTGTTCTTCAAACCATGAGACGATTGCATTACATTGTTTCTTTGTAAGTGCGTTATCGTATATCTCTATAAAGTTCATGGCGTTTTAAAATAGAAGTTACCAGCAACTGAAACTCTAACTAAGTCTGTACTATAGAACGGCTGTACTGAGTGTTTGATCTTAGATGGGAATAATATCATCTTGTTTGTGAATGATTCATCTAATAATATATCTTCTGTTTCGACGTTTCCTAGTATTGAACTATAATACATTGTAAATGATCCTGACTTATTACGGGGTGAGGATCCTGGGGAATATACTTTCTCTTCAACTCTTGAATAAGGTATTGATAACCATATTACAAAACTTGCAAGTCCAGGATGTGTATGAGCTGGATTGAATTCATGTTTGTGTTGAAAACTTACCCATGCATCATTCATCACGACTTGTTGATCATCAGTTAAACATCTATAATTTCGTGCAAGATAATTTGTCTTTGCATTATAGTCCCAAAAGTGTGGCAATGTGATGGACTCTAGAAAACTTAAACTCTCCTTCAGTGCATATGTTGACGTAACATGCCCATCAACAATATGCCCAATCGATTCTCCCGAAGGGTTCTTGAATGATGATAATGATTCGATCTCTTTCTGTACTGGAGTTAAGTCCCCTAGATCAACTAACAAATAACCATAATTGGGAAACTGTCTCATCAATATAAATCTCGATCACGATACGTTTGTGACTTGTACATGTCCTCTAATGACATCGGTTTTGAATAGACACTCTCTCGATGCGTAATGTATTCTAATTGTGAGTATTGTTCAGGAAAACATAAGACTAAACAACGATGATTCTTATGCATAGGAGAGTTTGGAATATCTTCCTCGGCTTTGGGTATCACTCGCGTTTCGATCGTAACATACTCTTTGTCCACATAATATACCCAGCCTTCTAGATTCTTCCATTTGACATAATCATTCAAACGTGGCTTGTATTTTGTAGTCATCGGGAAACTTGACGTGGGATAAGATCTCTAAATTAGCAGAAATCCAAGACGGACACTGATAATGTTCGACGCACTGGTGGCCGCATTGATGTGTATGCTGTGGTTGGCCATGATACCTCTTCTCCTGGTTTCTTTGCATTGATTGGTGCATGAATCGTTCCAGTCTTCTTACAAACAAAACCCCAGACAGTCCATACCCTTTCAGTAGTGTATGTATATCTGTCTGGGTGTATCAGTTTGATGATGTGAAACTTCGCATTGAATGGTTCAATCCTGTACTCGTGGTCGGTTGGTGGCACATGAAAGTTGTCGGGTAAGTTCAACTTTGGTTTCGACAAGTCTTTGTTTGAGATAGTCTTCATAGTCAAGTCCCTCAACAGCCATCAACGCATTGTTCACTTGTGTAATCGCATGACGTAGTTTAGTCACCACATCATTATCCACACGATACCACTTGAGAACTTCATTGTACAGATCAGCACGAGCCATGTCAATACCTATCAGGGATTTCGTTGTAGTCCTTGACTGAATAACCATCAGCTTTCACGTCAGGTTTGTTACGGTTCTTGTCCCAATAATACTTGGAATGTTCCATGTCTAATTGAGCACGTTTGTCATAGTAATCAGCTTCAGCAAGATTGTACTTCCGTTGGAAATACTTGTCATCTTCTTCTTGCTGAAGTTGCAATGGACGATGACCACCAATGGCTTTCATTGCAGTCACGGCATACTCTTTCTGTTGATTATGGTAATCAATCAAACTTTGAATAGCTTTGGTGAGATCCTCATAGAACCTTGTAATCTCACCGTCTTGCATATACTCATCAACGGCATCTTGCAGTCGATCAGCACGTTGTTGACGGAACGATTCTTTCCATTGTTCTTCAGTCTTGACAATGGGAGTTCCTTCAGTTTCTTTCAGTTTCATGCAGCTACCTCCTCATACAGAGAGACATACTTACGGTCGTTCACATCATAACACGTCCAAGTGCCATTGACAAAAGTATAAGCATACTCACCAGTTACATCATCAGTAAGAGTGTGGTATGCGTCCTCATTCATGGACAGTTCAGGATCAACGTTACGATCACCTTTGATTGCATAATACTCAGGTTCACCATTGTCAGTCATACAGGTGCTCATATCACCACCATCAATCAGGGAGCGAACGTCATCACTGGTGGTATAGTTCTCAACAAGGTATTTGCCGAGAACCGAAGGACTTCCGTCCCAATGGTGATAGCAGCTGACGATAGAACCATCCTTAAGTTGAAAACCGATGCGGGAACGGGTTGCCATTGTTTGTTTGTGAGTTTCAGTAGAGTTGTACCAGAAGTCGGCCCAGTCTTGGGCCGATGCAGTAGTTATCATATCACATCTCTCCAAACATTTCTTCAAAGAGGTTGTCACCAGCTTCCTTTGCTTCACGACGTTCACACTCAAAATCAATCGCGTCACGCATCTGGAGCAGAGCCATTTGAGTTTGTTTTAGTTTGTCCATCTCAACATTGATGTAGTGAAGACGATTGTTAATTTCAACGCGATCCATACCATCAACAGTAGTGACGGTGTGATCCATTCCGTTGATTGTGCGGGTTGCGTCTGCGATGATCATGGGTGTTCCTCTCAACATGGCTAATATACCCGATCTGGCCCCCATCGGCAGGGATGGTGGCCAGCACGGCGACTGTCACACCTCTTCTTTGCTCAAATACTCCAGCACTTCCCGTAGAGTTGACCTTGCATATCCCGTTGCATAGGCATAACCCTTGTCTGG